CGTAAACCTTGGTGACAAGGCTCCGGCAGATGGATTTGGAGAAAACGGTCAAGATACTCCATCTCCAAAGGCTAAATCTACCGAAACATCGAAAGTGAAACCCGACTTATCGTTCCTCGATGATTAAGTAAATATGGGAGGGGTGGTAACTCCATCCCTCCTGAAACTACAAGGAGAGTTTTTATGATAAATGCAAGTGAATTTTCAAATAAAATGCAAAATTATATTTCCCCACATTTTATATCGTGGTTGATGGAAAATGGCTTTTTTAATGCCCCGGCATCTACCAAATATCACGGAAATGTTGAGGGTGGATTATATCAACACTCAGAGGCAGTAATGGATGTTTTGGTAGATTTTACAAACAGAGGGTTAATATCTTGGGAACACCCTCGTTCTCCTTATATTATAGGAATGTTTCACGACCTCTGTAAGATTGACCAATATAGACATCCCGAGAAAGGTCACATAATTGATGGTTCTACGGTGGTTGACAACTCCACTTGGGAATATAATCCTAACACATTATATAAAGGTCACGGGGAAAAATCAGTATTACTCTTATCTCAATTTATGTCACTCACTCCCGAGGAGGTTGCTTGTATCACCTATCATATGGGAGCGTTCACAGATAAAGAAGATTGGAAATACTACTCTGCGGCAGTAGAACAATATCCCACTGTTTTATGGACTCATACCGCAGATATGATTGCATCTAAAATTATGAAATTATAGGAGGTAACTACAATGAAATTAAAAGCAATCGATGGTAAAGTAACATTTTTAATGGTAACGGGAAAAGACCTTGTGAAATCTCAGATGCCTATTAAAGATGCTGAGGAAATAGTTAAAAAAGGAAAAATCGAGAATAGTAAACTCCACAAAGGTTTTCCGATGTGTGTAGATAACACATATTTCTTTGAGGCAGTTGAAACCGAACCAAAGACAAAAGGTTCTAAAAAATCCGTAGAAAGCGAGTAATTATTATGAGATATGATACCCTCCCACCTGATTTATTAAAACTCAATCAGTGGGTAAATATTTGGAACAACAGTAAAATACCTATGCAATCTCAAATTCGTGAGTGTGCATCATCTGTAGACCCTGAAACTTGGAGTGATTTTGAAACTGCAAAACAAGCGGTATTAGATAAAAGATATGACCATCTCGGTTTTGTTTTTGCTGACAATGGTATTGTTGGGATTGATATTGACGATGGCTTTACAGATGATGGATTATTGTCTGAACTTAGCATAGATATTATGAGGTTATGTGAGTCCTACACAGAAAAATCACGGAGTGGGAGAGGTATTCATATCTTGGTCAAGGGCGATTTACCATTTAGAGGTCGTAATAATCGAAAAGGTGTTGAAATATACAAATCAGGTCGCTATTTCATAATGACGGGGCAGACTCTTGTTTATCATAATTTGATAGAAAATCAAGAGGCAATAGATGCGATTGTCGCTAAATATTTCCCCGAACTAATTGGTGAAAACAAATACGAAAAAGCACCCGTAATATATCAACCCGTGTTCTTACCTCCGGTAGATGGGAAAATATCATTAAGACCGATATATCCACCTATCCCCGATGGATGCAGAAATATATCCCTAACCTCATTGGCGGGAACATTACATAATGTTGGATATAGTTACGAGCAAATTTATGATGAACTCATATACGCCAATAGAGTGGCTTGCAAACCACCACTTGATGAATATGAGATAAACACTATAGTAAACAGTATTACAAGATATAGGAGGTATAGATGATGAATAGAACAGAAATACTCGATGCGGCAGAAAAATATGTTTGTGGGGCAAGAGAACAAGACTATGGCTCACCTGAGGATAATTTTCAAACAATCGGTGATTTATGGTCAATTTATTTGAGAGCATCTCATCCCGAATTGTCAAAAGTTCTGCCTATGAATGGTATAACCCCCAAGGATGTTGCAGTGATGATGGCACTCTTAAAAATTGCAAGAATAGCAACGGGGAAATCCATTGATAGTTTTATCGACCTTGCGGGATATGCCGCTTGTGCGGGCGAGATTTCCGATAAAACAAACATCCCATCAAACGATGGAGGTGTAATCTCTAATGGCTAAAAACACACAAAACTATGAGGCATCTATGTTTTTACAATTAAAAGATGGTCGTTATATGACAAACGAGAAACAAGCGGAAATTTTCTCGAAAATCATAAAAGAAAGACCACATTTCAGTTCCAATTATAAATGGGATGAAAAATCTCTCGCTGAACTCTTTGCAAAATGCTATAAAAATTGTCGCAAATATTGCCCCGAGGCAAAAGAATGGTTTATATATGATGGCTCAAAATGGGTGCGTGATGTCGGTTCTCCTGAGATACATAAAACTCTTAAAGAGTTTACCGACTTGATGCAATTATATTGTAATGAAATTCCCGAAGATGATGAGGGGTTGTCCGGTGCTTATAAAAAATTTATTGCAAAAATGGGTGACCGTAGGGTTCGAGATAGAATTTTGAAAGATGCTCAGGATGAAATGAGCATCCCTATCGCAAAATTCGATAGTAACCCATATTTGATAAATTGCGAAAATGGAACTTACGATTTAAGTGAGGGTGAGTTCAGAGAGCATAACGCAAATGATTATTTGACAATGATTACAAACTGTTATTATCCTCTGCCCTCTCAAAAATTATCTTTCCCGAGGTGGTCAGAATTTATAGACGAAATCACTTGTGGAAAAAAAGATATTGCTAAATATATTCAAAGAGCATTGGGATATAGTATATGTGGAGAGGCAAAAGAGGAATGTATGTTCATTGCGTATGGTAAAACAACTCGTAATGGTAAAGGAACTCTTTTTAATACAATCTATGATATTTTAGGAGATTACTCTGCGACAATGCCCGCATCTTTTATATGCTCAAGCCATAGAGGTGGAGGTTCTTATGATAGAGCAAACCCAATGTTAGCAAGACTCAAAGGAAAACGATTTGTCACTCTTTCGGAGTCTGAGGATGCCGGTAAACTTGATGAGGCTCTCATTAAGAATTACACCGGTAATGACCCTATTACAACAAGAAATCTTCACGAAAAAGCATTTGATTTTATACCTCAGTTCAAAATGTGGCTCAGTTGTAATTCCCTACCCGCAGTATATGATAAATCATTATTTTCCTCAGACAGAATTAGAATTGTTGAATTTAACAGACATTTCGATGCATCATCTCGTGATACAACTCTAAAACGCCAATTCAAACAAGAGGATGCGAAAGCAGTTATTTTCAAATGGCTCATAGATGGTTATGTAAATTATCACTTAAAAGGTTTAGCAGAACCAAAATCTATATGGGAGTCTGTTGAACAATACGAGAAAAAAACTGATATTATCGGGTTGTTTGTTGAGGAAAAATGTTTACTCGGTGAAGAAAACAAAGTTGGTCGTGGTGACCTCTATACTGCATACAAAACTTGGTGCAGAACAAATGGACTCCCGAATATGAGTTCTCCAAAATTCAAAGAAAATATGGAAAAATATGCCCGAGCAGTAACTATCAAAGGTTCTCAATATTGGAAAGGTATAGCAATCAATAATTCAGGAAATATAACGATAAAATAGGAGGGATTAAGATGTCAAATAAAAAAGTTACCTCTACAGATGAGGCAATAAAAACTGTAACCGAGTCTAAGAGAAAATGGGTATCAAACCCTCAAGAAAATTTTGGTCAGGAGGGTATTCAACCGGGAGATAATGCAAAATACCTTAGACACGCTCTAATGGGATTGGATTTACCACCTATCGACCTCGATAGTGATGAGCAAGTCCAAGACCGAATTATGTGGTATTTCAACCACTGTGCAGAAAATGATATGAAACCTACTGTAACCGGTATGGCAAATAGCCTTGGCATTTCAAGGAGTACATTATCCGATTGGAGTAATGGCTCTCGCAGAGGAAAAACTGACAATCGAACTCAGATTATTCAGCAAGCGTACAATGTCCTTGGTGAACTTTGGGAGGATTATATGTTGAATGGTAAAATCAATCCGGTTAGTGGTATTTTTATTGGTAAAAATCACTTTGGATATACCGACAAATCTGAGGTTGTTATCGAACCTAAAAATCCCCTCGGTGAAATGGATAATCCTGATGATATTAAGCAGAGATACCTCGAAAGCACTGTGGAGGATTAAAATATGAGTGAATTTGAAAAAGCAAGGAACTATTTACAAATCGCACTATCCTCTGCGGCACAATCGAGCGATGATTATGGTGTAAATCAATCGGGATATTATGAAATAATTGCGGCAATTAAGGCTCTTAACAAGCAGATACCCACTAAACCCGAGTACGAGGGCGATGGATATGACGAGAATGGCAACCTTATTTATGATATGGCTAAATGTCCTAACTGTGGGAATGATGATTTTGAATATGACATAAATAATTGGGGATGCCAATTTTGCCCTGATTGTGGTCAGGCGTTAGATTGGAGCGATAACGAGTGAGCAAAAGACAAATCCCTTGCCCTAAGTGTGGGTTAATGTATTCAAGTTATTGTTGTGGATGCAAATACCAAATTTATGGGCAAGGGTTTATCCCTATAAAGGAGAAAAGGAAAAATGGAAAAAGAAAAATCGATTAAAGAACTCGCAAAAGATTTGTGTAATGATTGTGCAAACGGATGTGATTGCAAATATTATAAAAATAACGAGGTGTGCGATGCCGCACTTGACCAAGCGAGAGGACTCTACAACGAGGGTTATATAAAAGAAAAACGAGGCAAATGGTTACAAGAGTGGGAACTTGAAAAAGGTTTTGAGGATAACAGTGAAATCCCTTATATAAAGTGTTCTCTTTGCGGAAATGTAGAGTGGCATTTAGAGATAGGAAGAAATACACTCCCGAACTATTGTTCTAATTGTGGTGCAAAAATGGTAGGTGATAGTTAATGCTCTATGCTATAAGAGAAAAGAAATCAGGAATTTATATTTGTGGTACAGATTTTAATGATTGCCCTCCTACCCAAAGGTTATGCGATGAGGATGGTTATACTACACCTCTGCTCATATCAGAATTTTCTTTAGATGTTGAACTCAAACGCAGACAAATAGATAAAACCTTGTATGATGTTTGTGAGGTCAAAGTTGTCGATATAGAAAAATTTGATTATGGTATTGTAAAAATCTCTCATAGACTTGATATAAATAAACCTATAAATCACGAGAAAATCACCCTCGAAAGATGTATCAGGATGGGAATGGTACATAAGACAAAATTTGACTCGGATTGGTGGGAGTTTCAAATTTGCTATAAGGATAGTAAAAATCAGTTAAAATGCTCTGTCTATAAAGTAGATGATTACTGTATATCGATAGAACATAAGGGTGATATGCAAATTTCAATATAAGGGGTGAAATAATTTGACCGTTAATATTCTTGGTACGGACTATAAAATAATCGTTTCTGATGATAGCAAAGATGTAAAACTCAAATCTTTAAGTGGCTACTGCGATGATACCTCTCATAAGATTGTTGTGTCTGATATTGAGTATGACGAACTCTCGAAAGAAAATTTGACCGTATGGCAAAAGAAAGTCATAAGGCACGAGATTGTTCACGCTTTCTTATCTGAGAGTGGTCTTGCAAACAATAGCGATTGGGCGAATAATGAGGAAATGATTGATTGGATTGCGATGCAAGGACTTAAATTATATGATGCTTGGAAGAAAGCAAACGCAGTATAAAATTTTGAAAAATTTGATTTGGAGGGTAGCGATTTTGCTATCCTCTTTTTAATATTTTGACCGTAAAAATTTGACACAGAGATAAAAATTTGAAATTTTGATACCGAAATTTTGACCGTGTATGTGTGGCAAAATTTGATACAAAAATTTGATTTTAAGAATTTGATAGTCGATTTTACCTCCACCATTATATCAAAAGTCCACCCCTTTCAAAGTCTTATATGGTGAGGCTTTCGGGGTTTTAGGGTTGAGGATATTATATATTGTATATATTTTTCTCTTATATATAGTATATATAGAAAAAAAGTATAAAGGTGGACTATAAACTCCACCCCGCGAAAATTTGACCGAAAAACTAAAAAATTTGACCGCAGAGTTGAATAAAAAAGTCGGGTTATCTTTCGGCTTTCTTTTCTCGCTCGGTTTGTTGTTTCCTCGGATGCTCTCGCCCTCTCTCTGATACACTCCCCCCGCCCACCAAAAACACGCAAAAAAAAAAACACCCTGAACGGATGCACACACAGATAGATAAAAAGAACGCCGCCGGGGGTCGTTCCTCGGCGGCTTTGCGTTTATCTAATTTTAGTGGCTTTTAATATGATTATAACCGGAGCAAGCAACAAATAAATCATTTTTTAACCCCTCCGCAAGTATCAAATAATATAATATATTGATGTTTTATTTCAGGAGCGTTAGAACAATAACACCCGCCTATATATACATTTTTAAATAATTTTAATATTTGCGATTGTTCGGGCGTTAATGGTTTATCTAATATATAGCGATAACCTCGACCCCGTTCGGGTGTTTTTATTCTTAAAAATGAAAAATAACTAATATTATTATCAATTAAATCTTTCAATGTTGCTTTAATTCTTTTCATCGTGTATCCTCCTTTTTATATTTCCATTTCTGCGAATTGTTTTAACTCTGCCGTTATTCTTTCGGGCGTGTTTGCGAACTTGTTTAACCATTCTGAAAAATGAATTGATAAATAATGTTCAAGGTTTTCGAGGTTCTGCGGCTTTCCTGCGATGGTTTGCAGAGCTTCGCAAAACTGTTTTGCGGTTGTTTTGAATTGATATAACATTTTTATTCCTCCTCTGCTGCCGCTTCTAATTCATCAAAAAGGGCGGTTAATTCTTCGTCATTGTCGATAGAATCAATATAACTGCGGTTTTCGCTTATTGCTTCAACGGCGTAATTGTCGAGATGTGAGGAATAATCTTTATAATCACTTGATACCAAATTACCATAACCGTTATAATAAAAATAGTCTCGGTTCGGGTTAAATTCTCCGTAAGTCTTGTTGCCGCTGCTATCGGTTGTATATGTGTCATCATCTCGCCCATAATAGGCACGGCGTAAAATTTCGAGGGGGTCAGAGTCTCTATAAAACTCGTCTAATTCATCCATTGAATAATAGCGGTTATCTCCTAAATATCCGTTATATCCGTCTAACTCTTCCATACAATCATTAAAAACATCTTCGTTATTTTCAAAATATGCGA